CCAGGCTTCTGATCTATCCATGATCTGGTATTAGATACCGCACCACCTTGATTGATCTGGCCATCCATAAAGTATTCTTCTGTAATCTTAGTTGTCTCATTCGCAAGTCCTAAGAAACCACCTTTCTCTTTGATGTCCTTAGTGATGTATGCAGTTTTAGGATCGTTTGCTTTATACGAAATAGCATATCCATCTTCCGATACACTTACTTTATATGATGTGTAATCACCTACAGGAATATCTACTGATGGTAATTTACTTTCCCTATTGGCAAGCATACCAATCATACCGATATGTCCAATACCGAGAACTGCACCTAAACTAAGACCTATCCACTTTTTCATTTTTCGTTTTTATTTAAGATTATAACACAGTTATAGAAATTTGTCAAGGTATACCCATTTAGCATAAGTTATTCCTCTATAACACAGAAGGGCAAAGACCTTCTCTGGACTATGAATTTCTGGATCGTATTCTGGTATTTCTGGTGGACACCACCTTATTTGTAACATTTGTCTTGACCTCCTAACATTATATATTCTTTAGGTATTTCAGACAAAAAAAGAGACCCTTTCGGGTCTCTGTGAAGAATATGTAATATCCGAATTACATGAGGTTAGTAACTTTAACTCTTCTGTAGTAACGGTTTGCGTTCTGAGTAAGAGCACCAAGTCCTTGAGTTGTTCCCTCTGCGAATGGGTTTGCAACCATACCATATCTGGTCTTAAATCCAATCTTTGGCTGGAAGCTGTTCTCTCCCACAGCACGAACCATCTGTAATGGAACGTAAGGGCAGTAGAATAAACCAGCGTCATAAGGTGAAGAACCTTTGTATCCTACAACGTAGAAGTGGTTAGCTTCACCACCACCAGAAGCAGCATAAGGATCGATGTATACTCTGTACTTACCATTGATTGTACCAGCAAATGTGTTACCAGTGTCATCAACGTTAAGGTTAGCATTAAGTGCAGGGGTGTAATCTAGAACACCAGCCATTGTTAATGCAGAAGCAACGTCAGCGGAAGTAACGATAATGTTACCCTTTCCTCTACGAGTTCTTTGTGCAATTGCGTTTGCATCTCTTTCGATCTGGAATAGAAGTCCTTTGAACTTCTCAACTGACCATCTTCCGTTTGAGTCGGTGTCTAGGTCAAATGTTCCAGCAGTTGTTGTGTTTGCTTGAGCACCAGACTCAGCAACTTTATAGATTGTACGAACAACTTCTCTGTTGATTTCAGCAAGTATCTCAGTTGATAGAATATTTGCTAACTCAGCCTCAGCGTTCAATCCGTGGATTGCCTTAAGGTCTTGAGCAAGTTCTAGTGAGTACTCTGCTTTTAACGCTCTGGACTTTGCAGTAACAGTAACTTTCTCGATTGAGAAGGCCATTTCACGGAAGGCGTTAGATCCTGTTCCGTCAAGAGCTTCTGAATCTCCAGTTGCCATACCTTGACCAACGGAGTATAGTGCCTGAGCAACGTCTCCAGATCCTAGTA